ATGGGCGGCATCCAGCCCGTCACCGTTGCCATATGTACCAAGTTTTCTATTAAGTTTGTTTGCATTGACTCTTAATTCTAACCCTTTTTTAGTTTTGTTGTATTTTCGCTGCTGTTTCCTGCGTTTAGCAGCAGCTTTTGGATGCTTTTTATAGTATTTAGACGTTTTGCTTGCCATATAACCTCCGCTGTACAAGATTGGAGTCTACAGTAGGCAGAAGTTTGTTTAATTTATCAAGAGGACTACCATCAAAGGCGACACCTGTTATATCGTTGGTCTTTAACCAATCACATGCTGCTTTTAAATCTTGTGTAGTAGCCTCTCCGCTTCTGATTCTACGTAGAAAGTCCTCTGTAACAAGATAGTGCAGCTCGTTAAAACTTTCTTCAGTTGCTTTTTTGGGTAGTTTCTTGACAGTATTCATTCGATGTCTAATCCTTTTTTAACTATAGCTAAGGCTCTATCGTCTAGCTCATTATCTGTTTGCTCTACTAGCTTTTCTAGTAATTCTACTACAAATTTCTTGAACTTTTCGCTCTTAAGGCTAGTTAATACGAGTGGTTTTAATAGTGCTAACATGATTATTTAGTGGTTTTTTTAGTGGTTTTCTTTTTAGCTTTTGCTACTTGAGCTTTACGCTCTCTGATTATAGAAGTTTCTACTTCTGGACGTAGATCGTTAGAACCATCTAGTGATGGCTGATCTATCTTCTGTGCATCTGTGAATGTACTCATTTAAAATAATCCAAATTTCTTTTCTTTTTTAGGTGGTTTTACTTTGACTATAGGTACGATATCCTGACACATAATATACATATCTGTATTAGGTCGTATCTGAAAACCTTTTTTCATTAAGTCTGCACATTTATGGGCTCGTGTAAGTTCATATTCAAGCCGCATCTTTTCTTCATAGCGTTTTGCTATCTGTTTGCATTGTTTATAGCCTGACTTATCTAGTGGAACCATAAAGTTAATTTGGAATCCCCAGTTCTCAGCTATTGTATAACTACTAGGCTGCATCATTTCATCAAATGGTTTGGTATGATTACCCATATAGAAAGGCTGGAATGTCATTGTACTGCCATTACAGCTTATATTAGGACCAAAATATTGACGACTCTGAGCTCCATTATTCTGGAACTGTACAGCTTGATTAGTTACGTTACCCGTAGCTGCTGCTACAGGATTACTTACATTAGTATCTTCTCCTTCTGCAAATACTGGTGCAGTTATTGAGAGAAGATAGAGTAAGATGTAGTGGTACTGTCTGTTTCGATTTCTCTTTCTATCGAGATTGTTTCGATTGTGCCTGCTTCTCTGGTTGTGATCTGTAGATCCCAGTCTGCTGCGTTGGTTGTAGGTGTATAGGTTGCATTGTCTGAACCTATCCCACCAGTACCGCCAACTGTTATGTTTGTACCACTGTAAGTTGTTACGGCTGCACCTTTGATGTCGTGCTCTATCGTTTCTGTTATAGTTTGTTGTGTTGTCGTTGTTGACTGCATCGACCCTGTTGTAAACTGGGGCGTGACAGTGTTGGCTCTTGCGGCTGTGGGGGACAACAGGGCTAAGAGTATTATCCATCTAGTCATGTCTTAGGTTTTTGTTCTTGTTTTTTACCATTGCCAGTGGACAAGCCGAATGTGGCGAGTGCCCCCGTAAAAATCGAGGCAGGGAACGTGATATCCCCTCCGGGACTCTTTTTAACCATGGGTAGTTCGACATAATTAAGGGTTATGATAAACCCAGACCAGATAACGACACCAAGACGAACCATCGCCCCCAATACCACCATCTGTTCTTCATGATCGTCTATTCCTTCTTTGAGTCGTTTGAAGAGTCCTTTTTGTTCTTCCGGTTTTTTCTCCATTTAGCGATCTTTTCTTGTAGGAATTTTTGTACTTTTGTACGTATCTTTTCAATTATAGGCTGTGTCAGGGTTGTAGCTGCTACAGCTGTAACTGCCGTTGTAACTGCCGTGACTATAACTTCTGGTGAAGGTGCAGGCACTGGCTGTGGAACAAACGGTATTTTTAGGGTAGGTGGTTCAACTTTCTCCTCAGTCTTGACGGGTTTAGCTTCTTGATCTCTAAGGTCGCTAGGTGGAACAACCATAGGAATATAGTAAGGTACGTCAGCTGTGGGTAAAGGAATGGATATAGTCTCTATCTGTTGCGTATCCGGCAACTTGATAGTAGGCAAATCCATTATGGTTTAGGATACTTGTCCTTAATCTTTTTAATATCTGCCTTCCAAGCATCAATGCCATTCCAGTAGATTTTGTCGAGCTGATCTTCCCAAGATGGGTATTCAGCTGCTCTGCTTCTTTGATAAGCTTTAGCAGCATACGCATCGTCGATTGCTTTGCGAGCTGCTGTTATTTTTTCGGAACTAAGTGCTACTTGTTTTCCGTCTTTGTCAAATGCACCAGCAGTATCGTCTATTGATACAACTTCGCTGTATACACTATAAATTGCTTCGTGATCTAATCCCATAATTTTTAAGTTGTTACTTCTTGTGCCATAATCATTGATGCTGTTCTTTGATAACCACTGTTATCAGTATCCCAAACAGACCTGTTTAAATAGAAAGTATGAGTAGATTCAACTTTCCATTGTAATTTGTAGGTAACAGCACTTGTTGTAGCTGGTGAATCTAAAATTGTTTGAGCTATAGTTTCAGTCACACCATTATCTTGGTCTCTTGATGACATTCCGCAAGCCTGTCTGCTGCTTACATCTGTACCAACACCGATAGGAGTAGAACCTCGCACTATCTGTGCCATACTTCTCATACCAGAGCCAGTTCCTATATTTGCAATAACTGTTACAAGAATTTTATTTGATGCCGAAGATGGTGTTATTGTTACAGACATTCCACTACAATCTACCATTGAAGCTGAGTTTGTAGAAGTTACATCTGTTTTAACTGTCTGTACAGTTTGTATAATTCCACCACTAGCACCACCTGACAGTCCACCAACTGGGACTATTGAATTTACTTTTAGTTGACTCATAATTATGTATCTCCTAAACGAATTAATTTAATACTTGTTGCATTTCTATTCGTCTCACCTTGGAGCCTTACTGATTCATTTCCATCTGAAAAAAATCTCATTTTAAATTTATCAGTAGAAGTATTTGTAACGTCGATTATGGCTTGAGTATGTCCTGTTGTATACTGCCAACCACTACCACTAGCTTCAACTATTTGGTTTTGTATTTCACAGACATCAGAATAATTAGATCCATTATCTGTGGTCATTTTGATACTAATACCACACCAAGCATTACTATCATTTAGATGTAACATCATAATATCTACACTTAAAGCATAAATACCTGTAGCTGGAAAACTAAAAATACCACTTGAAGGAGCACTCCATGTTCCAATCTTTCCGTCAAATGAGTTATCTGCTATTTCCCACGATGTTACTGGATCAATTATAGATCCACTTATCTCTTCAGTAGCATTTAATCTATATGTAACGGCATGTGTAATACCAAGGGGGTGAGCATTACCCGAGGTATCTTGCATTGTATTAACTTTTAATGTGCTCATGCTGACACCTCCATTACAGTTAAAGTTGATGTACCAAGTGAAGCATTTGTATCATTACTTGTATACCTAGTAGAATTTACATAAAAAGTACTACTTGTTCTTGTTTTTGCTTTGAGTTTATATGTGACTTGACTTGTAGTAGCAGGCGAATCTAAAAATGATATATGGTTTGCTGCATTACCATATCGCAATTCCAAATCATCTTGAGCATAAGCTCCAGTTAAGGTAAATCTCTGCTTACTACCACTAGCATCAGCTTTTAGTGGTTCAGTTCCATCTCTGTCTAACATTATACCTGTTCCAGCATCTTCACCAATAACACAACATTGTGCTATTACTAATATTTTACTAGTATTTGAAGTTGGAGTAATATTTACCGACATACCAGTTATATCTACAAATGATGTGCTAGAACTTGTAAACACATCAGTTTTTACAACTGATTTTACTTGAATAATACCACCGCCACCGCCGGTAGGAACACCGGCAACGGGGATGATACTATTTACTTTTATTTGACTCATAATATTTATACTATTGTTA